AGGCTCAGCACAAAAAGCACTAGCAGATGATTTAACCACAGCATTCTTAGAAGGACAAAGTGCAGGTGATGCTTTCCAATCATTCTTTAAGAAGATGGTAGCACAAATGATATCAGACGCACTTAGGCTTGCAATCATACAACCAATACTGAGCAGTATATTTGGTGCCTTTGGCATACCAATTACTTTTTCACCAGGTGGAGCAGCAAGTCTCACACCAAGAGCAATGGGTGGACCAGTATTAGCAAACCAACCATATGTTGTTGGTGAAAAAGGACCAGAAGTATTCATGCCTAGAGTAGGTGGTACAATATTACCAAATGCACAAAGTGGTGCTGGCGTAGGTGGCAGTAGCATTGTGTACAACATCAGTGCTGTAGACACACAAAGTTTCAGACAAGCATTAGCAAGAGATCCTGAATATGTGTATAATTTAACGCAAGTTGGCGCTAGGAGACAACCAAGATAATGAGCTTACAAACAATCATAAACAACGCACAATTTATCACAATTGATAAAACAAAATTAAGTGCTCAAAGTATTTCACGCTCAGGTAGAGTGCTAACATCAGAAGTTACCACAGCAATGCCATACAGATTCACTGTAGGTATGCATGATGGCTTAAAATACAGCACAAACAGAAGTGTGCTAGAAGACTTAGATACACTAGATAAAACCACAGAAGAAAACATCAATATAGGCACATCTAACACAGGTTTAGATTACATAACAAACTACTTAGGTGACAGCACAGGCATAGCAGGCGTTACATGCGTTAGTGCAAGTGGTAACACACTAATAGTAAATGCTAGTGCGGCTGGCACAGGTACATTCTTGTTCAAGAAAGGTGATTACATACAACCAGGTAGTAGTTATAGATATCCATATCAAGTAACAGCAGATGTAGCTCACACAACTTCAACTAGTGTGGCAATACCAATTCACAGACCATTTATAACACAATCAGGTTATACACTTAGTGGTAAAGGGTTACTCACAGGTAATTCAGTTACTTGGAATGTTAAAATGATGAAGAAGCCATTATACTCAGTGGTAGCATATGACTTGATTTCATTTGATGCAGACTTTCAACTCATTGAGGTCATTGACTAATGGCAACAACTATAACACCAGTACAAGGCAATGAGATTAAATCAAGTTTGCTTATAGATTTAACACTAGGTACAACCACTTTCTATATAAGCACAGCTTATGATACTATCACATATGATGGTAATGATTATCAGTACTTGGGTGCATTCTTAGGTCTCAGTCAAATACAAGAAGATTTAAAAACCACTAACGGTGATGTAAACATAACACTAACAGGTGTACCAGATGATTACATTTCAGATGTTTTAGGTGCTAAAATCAAAGGTGGTCAAGCAGTTGTGTATAGAGCATTTTACAATGATGATTACACACTGGACAGTGCTAATGTGTTTCAAAGATTTAAAGGCATCATCACTAACTATGCCATTGAAGAAGAAATGGACATACTTGAAGGCAATCAAACAGCCACAGTTAGTGTTGCATGTGCAAGTATAAACACCATATTAGAAAACAAAATAGCAGGACAAAGAACAAATCCAGAAGATAGAGTAAAGTATTTCCCAGGAGATCAAACATTCAACCATGTACCAGACTTAATGGGTGTTAGTTTTGACTTTGGTAAAGAATATAACGGATCTGCCGGTGGCGGAGGCTACAACGGAGGTGGTGGCTACGGCCGTGGTGGCGGAGGTGGTGGCGGTGGCTACTACCAAGAAAGATAAGGTATAAAGATATGATAAGGCGTGCAGGTATAGATGATTTTGATAGAATAATGGAGTTGATGATCAACTTTGCTAACAGTTCACCAATGAAGCAACATCATAATCCACAGTATAATGATCACTATGTGAGAAATTTATTGTGTAATATTATCAAGAATGGTGTTATTATTGTAGGTGAACAGGATGGAGAGATACAAGGTATGCTTATAGCATCAATAAACAATGATCCTTGGTTACCAGAGATCAAAATACTCAGAGAAATGGCGTGGTGGGTAGAGCCTTGTGCTAGAGCATCAACATTAGGATATAAATTATTGAAAAAATACATAGAATATGGTGAAAAACTCAAAGATGCAGGTGTTATAGATCAATTTATGCTTACACTAATGGAAATATCACCAGACTTTGACCTAGAAAAAAGAGGTTGGAGCAAAATAGAACGCAATTACATGTTTGAGGGAGTAAACTAATGGCAGTTTTTAGTGCAATTGGCGCAGCAATAGCAAGTGCTATTGGTTTAACAGGTACATTTGCTACTATAGCAGGTGTTGGACTCAGTTTAGGTGGTACACTTGTAGCAGGTATTGTTGCAGGTGGTTTAGGTATAGCCACAGCCAAGGTTTTAGGTGTAAGTAAACCACCAGGAATACAAGCACAAAAAGATCCAGGTGTAAAAGTACAGTTACCTCCAGCAACAGACAACAGAATACCAGTGTTTTATGGTAGAAATAACACAGGCGGTATTGCTGTTGACGCAGAAATTAAAAACCGTAATAACACAATGGTATATGTGTTTGTTATTGGTGAAAAAACAGATTCAGGTACATACACTGTAAATAAAATATACAGAGGTGATAGCACACTTAATTTTAGTGGCTCAAGTTCAAGTGTTGTTAGTATCACAGACCCTAACGCAACATCAACTACCACAGTTAATGGTAAAATGCGTTGTAGAGTATACGCAGGTAACGCACAAAGCTCAGTTAACCAAATATTCCCAGCAACAGGCACAAAAGTAGCCGCACAGTCATTAACCACTAAAATAGACAGTAGCACAAACTATGAAGGCTTAGTTTATGCAATATTTGAAGTGGATTTTGACAGAGAAAACGGTCTCACAGACAGTGGACAACTTACATTTGATATCACAAACAGTTTAAGTGAACCTAGCAATGTGTTATTGGATTATTGCTTAAATTCACGCTATGGTGCAGGACTAAGCAGTGATGATTTAGACACAGCAAGTTTTGATGACATGTATGATTACAGCACAGAGCAAGTAGCATTTACTAATTCATTAGGTGTAGGTGATACACATGATAGATGGCAAATAAATGGTATGCTATCAACTTATGTACCAGTCAAAGACAACATTGATCAGATATGTCAAAGTGCAGCCACATTCTTTACATACAATCCAAAGCAAGGAAAGTTTTCAGTTATACCAAACAGAGCGGCTACCACAGCAGAAAAGAGTGCAGCCTTTGTGTTTGATGATGACAACATTATTAGTGGTATAGGCACATCAGAAACAGAGTTGTACAGTATGTATAACCAAATAGAAGCTGAATACCCAGAAGTAGAAAGAAAAGATCAAACAACTATTGCAGTTATTGATACTCCCAGTGGTGATAGAAATACCAATGAACCAGACAATCCTCTACAAGTAAGATACAATCTTATAAATGACAAACCAAGAACACACAACTTGGCTAACATTGATCTCAAGCAGAGTAGAACAAGCAAAGTTTTAGAATTTGATGCTACATATGAAGCACTACAAGTTGATGTTGGTGATGTAGTAAAAGTTACTAACAGCAAATATGGTTTTAATGAAAAACTGTTTAGAATGATGCGGAGTGTAGAAAAAGAATCAGAAGAAGGAATGTTAAGTGTAAACAGTTTATTACTTGAATATGATGATGATGTTTACACACATGCAAATGTGCAATCATTGAGTAATGTTAACCTAAGTGGTATTCCAGGATGGTACACTGGTATATGGGGCAACATTGATTACTCTAACATTGCAAACATAATTGGTAATATCACAATTGTGGATGATCCGCTGGGTAATGTTGCAAACATTGTAGATCCACCAACAGGTAATATTATAGGCAATGTGGATATTGGAAATGTTAACATTGGTATAGGTGGTGTGGGCATTGGAGCCGGTGGCGGTGTTATACCATCAATCAATGTGCCATTTACTATACCTAATATTCCTGATATCAGTGAAATTATAGCAAACATAAATCTATTTGGATCAAGCGTAAATAATAATGTCACAAACGCAATACCACCAACTGTAGTACCTATAACACCGCCAGACGGAAGAAGAAGATTTGTTCCAGGTGAAATAATTGATATAACATTGCCACAACCTGTTATGCCGCCACAGGATCAACAATTTAGTGTAGGCCCGTTATTACCTGATGTATTTGCTAATATTGACTTTAGTATGATTAATCCTATGGGACAAAGTACAGTACTTGCTACAGCACCTAACATTACATTAGCGCCAAAAGGTGCAATAACAAGAAATACAATTGGTGATGTGCAGGCTGGTGTACAGTATGATGAAACACCAGCAAATACTGCCGTGGCAAACAGCCAAATAGTAGATGCAACACTGGGTAATGCAAACAGTCTAGTAGCACCTATTGACTTCATAGATCTAGGCGGTATCAATGAAGGTATTTACAGTGCAATTAACACAATACAGCCACTAGGTGGTCTTGACCCTGGAGGAAATCAAGTATCA